GTTGAAATGGATGACAACGTTGAAGGTGTCCAAACATTAGCATGTACCGCAGGAGGTTGTGAGATATGAGAAAGATTATCGTAATGATGGCGATGCTGGCTTCCATGCCAGCGTTCGCCGAAACTAATATCACTATTAGTAAGTCTCACCAGTTGATGCAGGTTGATAGTGATTATGGCTCGTATCAGTGGCGAGTCTCAACCGCCCGCAAAGGTTATTATACTCCCACTGGTACTTTCCATCCTTATTACCTTCAACTAATGCACTATTCAAAGAAATATGACAATGCCCCGATGCCTCATTCTATCTTTTTTAGCGGTGGTTATGCAATTCACGCTACTCCTCATGTTGGTGCTTTGGGTCGACCCGCTTCTCACGGCTGCGTTCGCCTTTCTCCAAGCAATGCTGCTACTCTTTATAGCATTGTAAAGCAGGATTCAGACACAACTATTAGGATTGTACCATGAACCTATTTCAACTTGGCAACTTTATCTCCCATGCTGGTAATGAACTAGAATGGAAGATTGAATGTGACGCACTCACAGACGAAGATTGGGAATGTCTTGCTAAGATGATTAGTGAAAAGACCCAGTTTGGTTCTGTCTATGGCATTCCAAGAGGCGGCACTAAGCTAGCCAATGCTTTACAGAAGTATGTTAATCCAAAGAATCCAATTCGTCTTGTGGTCGATGATGTATGGACCACAGGCACGTCCATGCGTGAGGTAATGAAACCTGGTGACATGGGGTTTGTTGTCTTTTCTAGACAGAAGATTCCATATGATCCAGAACTATACACTCGTGCATTGTTCACTATGGAAATTTTATGAATGAACTGGATGAAATCTTACATGAACAGTTGCATGTTGCTAGACACATAGCAAAGAAGATGAGAAAGGCAAGAAAGGTGATGGGTCCTGATCCTTACTTGCTTTCTTGTCAGCAAATGAATGAAAAGAGAATACAATATTTTGAGATGATGATAAATGATAAGGCACTATTACAGAAGAAGCATAAACGAAAGAAGAAAGAAAAAAACCCAGACATACTGGCTAGGAGTACCTCTTATGAGTGGTATAGAAATTTTATGGTAGTGTCCAATATTGGATACAAAATGATGGTTGAATCGTTCCAAGCCTATATGTCTTACTTTAGAAAGGACAAACAGTAATGGCCGGAGAACGAGCAGCCATATTTGGACAGTTTATAGAACTTTTATCAGAGAGTGACATTGATGCTGAGAATAGGCAAGCAATGTATGATATACTATTAGAGGTTCTAGAGGAGTTTGAAGTTAAGGGCATCGACGGTTATCTAAACATCGATCCGTCGTTTGATGAAGCCTATAATGAAAAGTATCCACCTGAATTGAGTGACTACGAAGAATAATATATAGGTCTATGTGGACCTATCAAAACGAACCATTTACAGAAGTACCAGAAGGCTATCAAGCCTTCGTCTATGTTATCACCTGTGTTCCAACAGGTCGAAAGTATATTGGAAAGAAACTGTTCAAGTTTACTCGTTCAGCCAAGAAGAAAGGCAAACGAGTAAAGAAACAGATTGACTCCGATTGGCTGGATTACTATGGCAGCAATAAAGAACTTTTACAACATGTGGAAATCTTCGGTAAGGAGAAGTTCACCCGAGAAATCATCCGTCTATGTAAGAGCAAAGGCGAAGCGTCGTATTATGAAGCGAAGGAGCAGTTTGACAGGGATGCGCTGCTATCGGAAGCGTATTACAACTCGTGGATTATGGTCAGAGTAAGAAAGTCCCATGTGAAGAAGTGAAACATCTTATGTGAAGAAGTGAAACATCTTATCTTGACATTGATGGTATTAGGTGTTATGATAACACCACATAAGATGGAAAAGAAACACAAGTATCGTAGTATCTTTGATATTGACCCTAACAATATAACAATCGAACTTTGCTGCCCACGCAAGCCAAATCCAAAATCTCCGATGGAGCATTTACCACCTGTCACAGCTTTCTAATCTAAATGAGGTTATAATGATTACAGTGTATTCAAAAGATCAATGTGTATTCTGCGACAAAGCAATCACCCTATTAAAACTCAAGGCAAAGGATCATGTTGTCTATAAGTTAGGCAAGGACTTTGACCGTGACACCATTCTGGAAATGTTCCCGGATGCGAGAACTTTTCCTATAATAACAGTTGACAAGGCGTTCATCGGCGGTTATAATGAGTTAGAAAAGTTGCTAAATGAGGAAAACAAATCATGTGGGTATCCGAGTTAGAATCTGCACAGTTAGGAACAGTTAGAATAGGAACGTATGTTACTGAACAAGAGGCATACGAAATGACCGACAAGTGGTTGCGTGAAAATAAGGTCTCTGATGGAGAAACCGAAACTACCATGCTTGAATTGGTAGAAGAAGATTGGTCCTGCGAAGTATATATCTATGAAGATGCATATGGTGAATATGCATGGGAAGAAGATTATGATTTGGAAGAGGAAGAGCATGATGATTGATAAGTTTGCTTTGCGTGAGGATTTAAAGAATGGAGTTGTTACCGTTGTGTTTGAAAAGACCGACGGAACGGAACGCACTATGCGAGCCACACTTTCCGACCTATATGTTCCACAAGTGGAGCCTGCTATGCTATCAGAGTATGACGGACAAGTTCCAAAGACCGGTCGTCAGTTGAATGATAATGTCCAAGCCGTATGGGATATCGATGCAGGTGGTTGGCGATCATTCCGTATTGATTCAGTGAAACAACTATTGAAGGAGTGATATATGGCCCACCCACATAAGAACCGACCTCGAAAAGGTCGTCGTAAGATTGGTTCAACTAAGCGTAAAGCCCGCCGTCTCAAAGGAAAGAAGAAGTAAATGCCTATTAACTTACCCGGTAGAACAAAGGATGAGGACAACAAAATGCAGAATGTTCGTGTGATCAATCTCGGTGCTTCCCAGGCTCCGATTAACTTTATGGATGGTCTTGCTCTTTTGTTCATCGGTCTACGATTGACTGGGCATCTTGAAACTTGGACTTGGTTAGAGGTTCTCGCACCTCTATGGGGTCCTTTCATGGTTCACTGGTTCATTAAGCTGGTCGTCCATACCTTCTTTGCCGATGATGAGGATGAAGAATAATGTCAGCCGATAATGGTATCTACATTTTCCTAACAGAAACAGAGAAAGGCCCGGAATACCGGGTCTCTCATGCCACCGCCATCGATAACATCTATGGTGAGTGGAATGACAAAACCGCTAAATATAATGGAGACATTCCAGCGATTGTCTCCACATTCGGTGAATCCGAGGTCTTCTATACTCTAAACGAGGCTCTTGACTTCGCCGAGAATATAGAGAATGATGTAGGATATACGGAGGATGGAATTTGTGTGATTAGTGATTTTAAGGATTACAGTCACATCTTTACCTGAGAGGGAAAATGGCGCAGATCAGAATATACGGATCAGCTAAAAAGATGGAAAAGCGTGAAATCAAAGAGGCGTCTCTATTCTTTTGTGATCAACTTCTAGGTCGCCGCCTTAGTAAGAATGTCCTTGTGAAGGTCAGACTACGTAAGAACTTCTACAAAAACACCAAGTGTTTCGGAATGGCCACATGGACTGATATCGATGCCAAAAACCATAATCATAGAGAGTTTGAGGTAGAGATAGAAGCCGATCTTGGCCCTGTCTATCTACTAAGAACATTGGCACACGAGTTAGTCCATGTTAAGCAGTATGCCCGTAAAGAGTTAGTTGATATGTGTTCGGGTAACTATCAAATGTGGAACAAAGTAATGTATAACGAGAACCTGGTTGGTTACAAAAACCTACCATGGGAAAAAGAAGCTATCGAAAGAGAGAAAGAGTTATACAAACTTTGGGCAGAGCATAAGAGCAAATAATGTCCTATGATCCACACTCTAACGAGTGGCTACTTAACAGGTTCGAAATCTATAAGGACCTTAGAGCAAGAGATAAGGCCTACTGGTGTGAAAAGTATGGCGTGTATGTCATCACCCGATATGATGATGTGTTCTATGTGCTAAACAATCCTAAAATCTTTTCATCAGCCAAAGGCAACTTGCTTATTGAAAGTGGTGAAAGGTTTGGCAAAACTCTAGGTGCCAGCGACAACCCGACACATAAAGAGTATAAGGACATTGTTCTGCCAGCCTTTGGTAAAGAACATATGAAAAGGCTTTCGGACTCCTTTACTGAAAAGGCAAACGAACTACTATCAAACAAAGATATCATTAACATTTCAGAAGTGACAGAAGAATTGAGTGCCTGGTTCTCAACTGAAATGCTAAACTCACCATTAGACAAAGAAGAAGCCAACCAACTAACACTACATACACACAGGCACCACCCGCTTGTATCAGTGGAACATCCAGACCCAAACGCAGACGAAAAGTTTAGACCATTATTTGCTCGTGCTAATATGAGAGCATCATCAGGTCCTGGAGTGTTCAACGAATACATCAATAACAATCCAAAACGATTACATGTACCTGCTCTGATACTAGGTCCAATGATGACAGGGCCTGGTTCTACTGGTGGTGCCTTGCAGTATCTAACATTGGATCTATTCTATGAAAACAAGTTAGATGAGGTTCTAAACGATAGATCACTTATACCACAGGCCGTTAATGAGTCACTTCGCTTTCGGGCCGCTGTTGGTAGATTTACCAGAACTGTTACAGAGAACGTTATACTACATGATACATTCTTGAAACCTGGTGATAGAGTTGCTATATGTTTGGAGTCTGCTAATCGTGATCCAGATAGATGGTATAAACCTGATGAGTTCCTTATCCAAAGGACGGATAAGACGAAACATTTGGCTTGGGGGCACGGAACACATGTCTGTATTGCCCTTGCTCAATCAAAGGAAATGTTACGCCTATATCTGAAAGTCTTGTTAGAACAAGTAGGTAAGTATGAAATCCTTACCAAGCCGGAAGACCTAAAATATGTCTTGATGTTTGGCGGGAATATTAGTATAATGTCTAATATCATCCTGAGGAAACTATGACAAAGGAAAAGAAAGTGAAAAGCGCAACCGTAAGACGCCCACAGTTTGCGGATGAAAAGTACCTTGGGTCAGAACCTTCTGTCACCGAGAACGCAACTCAATCTGAATTGGCCATGGCCTATAACTGGTTCAATTACTTTTACACGAGTGAAGATGCCAAGTCTTTCACGATATCCTACCTAAAGTTTATCAAATATGACAAACATACTATTAGAAAGCTATCGTCGGTTAAGGCAATCGACCTCCACAATATCGGATGGAACTGTAGACTCCTACTCAATGGAAGCACTCTTCCAAGCGGTACGTGGGAGAAGATTGAAATCAAGATTAAAGACCTCACGAAAGACATTGTGGAAACGCAGGAAGCTACGGAAGAACCTGTTACCAAAGTCGTATCAATTCAAGACCGCATTAATGCGAAGGCGTCCGATCTTATTGGCGAACTTGAAGAAACTTTAGACGTTTTCTTCCAAGAAGGAGTGGTACAGTTTGATGTTAAGAAGTGGTCCCTTGAGAAGGGAATTAAACCGCAAATTGCGACGAGGATTGCAGAACACTTCCGTCCTCAATACGAAGAAATCACCGAAGCCCAAGCCGGTAAAGACGCCGACCTTGTGGAAGCGTATAAGAAGTGGCGTAAGCCGGTTCTTAAGATCATGGGGCTTTTCATCAAGCGAATAATTGACCATATGACAGAACTACATTCTGCTGGTCAGGCTGTTCGCAAGCCACGTAAGAAGAAGGTTAAGCCTGCTGGTGTTCTAGTTTCTAAGATGAACTATTGTACCTCTGCTGATAATCTAACCAGTATAGACCCGAAAGGAATCATCGGTGCTTCGCAACTTTGGGTGTTCAATCACAAAACTCGTAATCTTTCTGTTTATCATGCCGTGGGTCATTCAGGCCTTTCGGTCAGAGGGACTACGATTATCGGATTTGATACAGATGCTTCGATCACAAAGAAGCTAAGAAAGCCAGAAGAACAAGTCAATCAAGTTCTAAAGGCAGGCAAGGTTGACTTGCGAAACATTATGAAATGCCTAACTACTAAAGAGAGTAAGGCAACTGGACGTATCAATGCTGAAACAATACTATTGAGGGTGCTTAAATGAACGGAGAGGCTTTTGGTTGGACGTTTATATATCTTGGTATGATAGTTGGTGTAGCCACATGGTATATCGTGCTATTCTCTATCTTCCAAGAATTTAAGAACAAGGACAAAAAATGACCGAGAAAGTAATCGAGTTCCCCAAACACAAGGTCGTCAGAGACGTACCTGCGGAAGTATTGATATCACGACAAGCCAAAGCTGATCAAAAGTTTGCGGATTCGGTTGTCGATGAACTTTCTGGTTTCTTGCTAACAGAACTGGATAACTATAACATTGAAGTGGCTGATAAGGTCTTTGCTAAAGACTTTGTATTGGTCGTGGATGCGTTACGTGCGGCTGTATATCGTTCCCTTGGTCTTGATCATCACCTACATGACTTTATCGATGACAATGTTAAACTCCTTGAAAACAGTGAGGGCTTAACCAAGGAACAGTTAGCTGAAAGAATTGCAGCCATGATTGAAGAGGTTGCTAAAGAAAAACTTGACAACGGTGATAGTGAGTGATATAATACAAGTATCACAATAAAGGAATATATAATGTCTTATATGCTTATAGACCTCAATCAGGTTCTTATCTCTAACCTAATGCAGCACCTCAAGCATGTTGCTAAGGACAATGTGATAAGTGAGGATCTAGTCCGCCATATGTGTATCAATACAATCCGTTCCAATGTGAAGCAGTTCAAAGCAAAGTATCCTAATGTGGTGCTTTGTTGCGATAACAAACACTATTGGCGTCGTGACTTCTTTCCATTCTATAAGAGCCAGCGCAAGCATGACCGTGAGGCCTCTGGTCTTGATTGGGGCATGATCTTTGACACTCTCAATAAGATTAGAGACGAACTAAAAGAGTTCTTCCCTTATAAGGTGATCGATGCATATGGTGCCGAGGCCGATGATGTGATTGCCGTTCTAACTGCTAGACTGGCACCTCATGGTAATATCCTCATTCTGTCGTCTGACAAGGACTTTGGTCAGCTACAAAAATATCCTAATGTAACGCAGTATTCACCTATTCTAAAGCGTTTCATCAAGATTGATAACCCAAAGATGTTCATCAAAGAACATATCATCAAAGGTGATCGTGGTGACGGCGTGCCTAACTTCCTGTCGGCTGATAACACTTTCGCCGCCGGTGAACGCCAGAAGGTTATAAATAGCAAGCGTCTACAGGAGTGGCTATCACAGGATGCGGAGACTTTCTGTACCAATGATACTATGCTTCGTGGCTTTAAGCGTAATCAAACTTTGGTTGATTTTGACTATATCCCTACTGAGGTTCAACAAAAGATTGTAGAGGCATTTGATGGTTCAAAGCCCGCTACAAAACAGAAGATGCTTGATTACTTTATCAAGAAGAACCTCAAGGCAATGATCGAATCAATCGGTGACTTTTAAGGAAACATTATGAGTAGCAACAAACATATCTATGAAGTCTTTGACGAGTTTAAGAAGGCAAAGACAAAAGAGGAACGACTAGCTGTCCTTCGTAACAACGATTCCTGGGCACTAAAGAATGTTATTATGGGAGCGTTACATCCACAGGTTCAGTTTGTCATCAAGAAAGTGCCAACCTACAAATCGGTACAAACACCAGTTGGTTTCGCCTATAATCACATGACAGATGCCTTGAGCAAGGTGTATCTGTTTATGGAAGG